AGATAGGGGGGCGATGGTATCTAGGGGGTTTGCCGATGTTTTTCTGGGGGTTGGAGCGCTTCTTTCATCGGTCGGGTAGTCCTGAGCCTCCTCTGCTGTGATCAGGCCTTTGAGCACGTCTGGGAAGGCGTCGCGCAGGGCAAAGCCGCGAGCTCTCATCTGCATCATGCGCTTGGGGTATGCCTGCCAGGGGCCTTGCTTGCCCCACAGGCCTGCCCGCTTGGCATCTTCCACGCTGAACTTGGCCACCACTGGCTTGCGTCCCTTGCGCTTGGCCACGCAGACGGCGACCGGGTTGGGCGTGCCTTCGTTCTCGAAGAACTCCTCGACATCCTCGCAGACATGGCTGGCCTGCACCAGCGCCATGGCGGCATCGCCGTACACGCTGGGCTTGCCGTTGATGACCGCGATGTTCTGCAGGGCCTGCATTGGTGCCAGACCCATCTCATATCCCCACTGCACGCAGACCAATACATCCTGCGGTTTGCCCTGGTAGGCCTTGGGCACCATGGTTGAGCTGGCCAGCATCTCGCTGAATTGCACGGCCTCGGTGAGTGTTGCGGGGGCGAACCCCTTGGTGGTTGTCAGTTGCATTTTTGTCCTCCAGGAAGGTATTGGTTGATGGTTTCGAATACCAAGCTGACCAGCGAGGTGATCACCTCATCGGCCTGCTCTTCGTTCATGTCTGTTGCGTTCATCAGCGCCACCAGGGCGCGGTTGTGGGCGTCAATGAGCGGTTGCATCTCCAGCGGATCGCTCATGCCTTGGCCTCTTTGATGGTCAGGGTGGACTGCCGGATGGTGTAGGCCTCCTTGGCCGGCACGGTCTTGGCTGGCTGGGCCTTGTAGCTACGGGTCGGCCAGGCGATGGTGTAACCCCCAGCGATGGCCCTGGTGGCCTGACCCATGGCCTGCATGATCTTCTTCTCGGCGTCGGCGATGGAGGTCTCGGCCTTCTTAATCTCTGCCCGGCAGTCGAGGATCTTCTGCGCCAGCTGGCCGGCAGTGTCAGGCAGCCGGATGGTTTCTTCGTTGACCGGGTACAAGCCACGGGTGTCTGGCCAGCGCTCGCCTTCCTGCGGCGGGTAGTAGTCCACCACGCCGGTTTGCTTCCAGACATCCAGGCGGCGCTGAAAGTCGGTGGACACCTCAGCGATCCGATCCACCGTGCCCTGGTGCGGGGCAAACAGGAAGATCCGCAGCTGGGTGCCACGGTAGAGTGTGCAGATCGCGCCCCACTTAGCTTGGATGATGTCCATCTGAGCCTGCAGTTGGATGGGGCCGCGCCACAAGGGTGGCATGTCTTCCACATCCATGGCCGTCAGCTTGGCCTCGAGAGCGCCCACGCCGTCCAGGGTGATGCTGTCCTGGCCGATGACGAAGATGCCGGCATCCGGGTCGGTAGTGAAGACCTGGCCACGGCCATTGCCGGTGCCGTCCAGGCTGCAGCACAGCGGCAAACTGTCGTGGTAGCGGGCCTCGGGGTGGTCGATCACCAGCTCGGACAGCTCCAGCCTGAAGGCTGATTCGGCCAGGATGATGGGTTCCAGCTGGTTGCCCCACTCCATGGCCTCTTTGGACTCTAACTCGAACTCAATGTCCTGCAGGGCCGCGATGCTGTGCTCGAGCTCCTCATTGGCGGTGCGGTACTTGCTGATGCCCATGACAGCAGGCAAGCGGGATGCCGACAGCATGGTGTCGGGGGTGACTTTATTGACCATAAGTTTCTCCTTGGTTGGTCAGTTGATAGACCCTAACCACACGGGCGTGGGCTTGGGGATGGGTGGCTTCGGTGTACCCGATAGCCTGGAACTGTTTGGTCTTGAACACAGCGCCCAAGACCGAAGGATGCATCTCGGCGGGGATCATCACATGAGCCCGTACCTCATTGATGCTGACGGTGCCCTGCTCGCGGCAGATCTGGGTGGCCACTGCCCGGCACCTGGCCAGGAACTCGGCGTCCCTGACCTGGAACAGATCGAGCTGGGCGTCGCGTAGGGTCTGACCCTGGGTGGCTTGCATGGCCAGCTCACCGGATCAGGTAGATGACCACGGCGGCCACGGCGGCCACCACATACAGCGCCAGGTCAGCTGCAGCCACAGTGCGGCGCTCGGTCTTCTCCTCGAGCAGCGAGCGCTGCAGCCGCAGCATGTGGGTCGACTCCTCGACATATTTAGGTGGCTCATACCGTGAGCCAATGAGCACCTTGCCGGTGTTGTAGGGGGTGACGGTGGGTTTGTGCATGCTGGTCTCCTTGGGTTAAATGCGCTTGAGAAGGTTGGCGACCTGGCTGGCATGCCAGACACAGTTGCCGCGGGGGGTTTCGATGTTGCGAGCTGTGAGCACGCCGGCAATGTCGCGCAGGGTTGATGCACCGCTGCGCTTGATGATCTCACGAACGACGGGGCCAACGCGCTCGGCGTAGGCGTCGGCCTTGTCCTTGATGACCTGCACGCCGATGGCGCTGCCGACCTCGGGGGTTGGGCTGCCCAGGGCGCGACCTTGGGCCTTGGCCTGGGCCAGGGCTGCCCTGGTGCGCTCGCTGATCTTGCGGGCTTCCCATTCGGCGAAGACGGCCATCATCTGCAGGAAGGTGCGATCGGCCTCGGGCATGTCGGCGCACACGAAGCTGACGCCTGACTCCAGCAGGCCGGTGATGAAGTGGACATTGCGCGCCAGGCGATCGAGCTTGGCGATGACCAGGGTGGCCTTGGTGCGCTTGGCAGTGGCCAGGGCAGCGGCGAGCTGGGCGCGATCGTTCTTGCGGCCTGACTCGATCTCGGTGAACTCGGCCACCAGCTCGGCCTGGCCGATGTGACGGGCGACTGCCTCGCGCTGGGCGTCCAGGCCAAGGCCGCTCTGGCCCTGGCGGTCGGTGGAGACACGGTAGTAGGCGACGAACTTGGACATGATCAGGCCTCCACCGCAGCGCTGATGATGGCCTTCATCTCGGCTGACTTGTAGGCAGCGAGCGCTTCATCGAAGGATTGGAAAACCCGGCCGTTGCCCTTCCAGGCCTTGTGCATTGCGTTTCTGCAGCAGACCCGGATGTAACCCAGGCTGCTGGCGTAGACATAGGCAGAGGTCTTGCCGCAGTCGGCCTCGAAGTACTTGCCGGTGCTAAGGGTTTCGCTTTTGAAAATGATGACTTGCATTTTGAACTCCTGTTTCTCGGTGGTTCTGGTATTGCCCTGTGCAACACCATGCCTAGATTATAAACAGGTTTCCAGATGCCTGTACAACACCCAAAACACATTATTTTCTAGGTGCTTACCCTAATATCTGGACAATGGCCATGGCAACCCATTATGATGTGCGTCACCCAGACATACGAGGTAACAGATGCAAAACAAACCGTTTATGGTGCGGCTGCGGCCAAGCACCAGGGAATTGCTGGACAAAGCGGCAGACGATCAGCGCCGCTCACGCGCCAGCATCATTGACGAGCTGATCCGCGACGCTCTCACGCCCCGCTATGCTGATGTGAATGAGCGTCTGCAGCGGCTCTTCCAGGGTGGCCAGCGATGACACCGCAGGAAGCACAGACGCTGCTGGACATGGCCAGGCAGGGCGTGCAGATCCCCTGCGAGGTGGTCACCTGGGCGCTGACCGTCACCGGCGACGCGCTGCAAAGCAACTGGGCCGCGCACCAGGAGGTTGCTGATTTCGTGCAGGCGCTCCGCAATGGGGGCCTGCTATGAGCGCCGTGATCCTGTGCCTGGACTTGGGCACCACCACGGGCTGGGCCTGCAGGCCGCTAGATGGCCCCATCGCGCACGGCTGGGCGTCATTCAAGTCTGGCAGGTACGAGGGCGGCGGCATGCGGTACTTGCGCTTCAAGCGCTGGCTGACCGAGCTGCACGGCACGGTCGGAGAGATCGGCCAGATCTACTTTGAGGAAGTCAGGCGGCACAACAGCACCGATGCGGCTCATGTGTACGGGGGCTTGATGGCCACCCTCACGGCCTGGTGCGAGCACCACAACATCCCCTATCAGGGCGTGCCCGTGGCCACCATCAAGCGCCACGCCACTGGCAAGGGAAACGCAGACAAGCAAGCGGTGATCGGTGCCGTAAAGGCGAAGGGCCACCCCGTCACCGATGACAACGAAGCAGACGCAATCGCTCTGCTCTATTGGGCAATGGAGGAAACAAATGAGTGATCTTGACTGGGATGGATATGACGAGGCGTTTCAGAAGGGCTGGGCGGCTTGCCTAGACCACTGCGACAAAGAGATGGACAAGTTGAAGAACCACGCCAAGTGGCTGGCCGAGCGCTGGGAGGCCGAGCGCCAGAAGGTGGCCGATCTTCAGGAACTGCTGGACAAGACGCGCCAGATCGCGCTGGAGCTCGACCAGAAGGTGATGAGGGGCAAGTCATGAGGGCCGAGCACAAGAACCTCGCCAGATCGATCTATGAGGGCGAGACCATGGCTCAATTCTTTCAGCGCATCCGCGCTGGCGGCGGCCGCAAGCCCCTTCGGTCGCTGAAAGAGTTGGCCGAGGAGTTTGGCGTCAAGCCTCAGAGCTTGAAGATGAAGATGCAACACGATCCCGAAGGGCCCAAGGCGAGGTACGCCACGGGCGGCAATGGGACAACCCCGCGCAACACCTGGTTTGAACCCGAGGAGGTCAGGCGCTGGTGGAAGCAAAGGAGCGAGCAATGAACCCGCGCCCCATCTTTGAAGCGATCATGCGCTCCAGTGGCCACACTGACTTCAGCCTGACCATCAGTGGCCGCTACAGGGTCGGCGCAATGCAGACCCGCTGGAAGTATTTTCTCCTGGGCTGGGAGATGCGAGGAGCGGGCTCATGAGGAAGAAGTCCAAGTACAAACCCAAAGGGGTGCGCTTGGACACCATGGCCTGGATTCTGCAGGGCATGGCACCGCTTCGCACCAACGAGCACGCGATCAACCTCAAGATCAAGAACCACAACGCGCTGACCGAGGTGGTGCAAGGCCGTGGCACCCGCGACCAGATCGATGTGCTGATCACCGCCATGAACATGGCCGAGGCGCTCTATCGCACCAACCCACAGCTGGGTCTGCAGTACAGCGTGGAGGTCAAGGCCGCGCAGGACGCCATCTTCACCATGACCAGGCGCGGGCTGGAGAAGGGCCGCTTTCTGTTCACGGGCCCCGAGCTCACGGCCATGAACCTGGTCATGGAGGTGCATGACGCCCAGCTGGAAGCCTGCACCATCGGAGACCTGGAAAAGGCGCTCGACCTGGTGGCCAGGGAGATCCGACTCAAACGGGCGAGGCAGATCGCATGAGCCTCTCGCCGCATCAGATCTTCATGCTCAAGCACTTCGCCATGGGCTGGAAGTTCAAGCTCGACAACAAGAAGCCAGGCAGCTGGTCAACCTACTGGTCGCTCAGACGCAGGGGGTTGGTCACCGCTGGCAGCGTGGTCACAGACCAGGGACGCAAGGTGCTGGCCAAGGAGCTGCAGCTGCAGGACAAGCGGGAAAGCAAATGAAGCTTCCATGGAAACCACACAGACCAAAGCACACAGGGCCGCTACCCGAGCGGGAGACACTCGAGCGGGCACAGGCCAGGGAGCTCCTGACCACCTGGGAGTACAACAGGGACAAGCAGCTGGTAGACAGGCACCTGGCAAGGATGGACAAGCTCTATGGGCCAGGAGCAGAGCAGCGCATCAGGCAGCACATGCGGGAGGTCAAGCGTGATGAACGCAATGGCTGAACCCAAAGCCTTCACCCTGCCCAAGCGGCCCAAGGTCAAGCAACAGGAAGCACTGCCAGACCAGCGCAAGGTCTGCGTGTTGCCCATCCGAGCGGTCTTCGACCAGAGGCTGACCCATGGCGCACTCCAGGTGCTGGCCGCGCTTTGCGCCTACTGCAACCGAGCAGGCATCACCTGGGTGAGCCAGACCAGGCTGGCCAAGGAACTTGGCATCAGCCAACAAGCCGTGGCCAAGCAGTTCAAGCAACTGAGGGAGCACGGCTATCTGGAAACCATCCGCAAGGGATTTAAGGGCGAGCGAACCGACACCCTGCGCGTCATCTTCGACCCGTCCATCAGTGCCGAAGATGCCATCTCGATCACCAGCCCGCAGGAAGACACCAGACCGCCAGAGATGCGCCAGCAACAGGCCAAAGAGGCCGAGCAACCAGACCCACAAGGCCAGCGCAGGATCGCCCAGATGCTGGCCAATGCACTCAAGTCAACCAACCCAAGAAAGGACTACACCATGCCAAAAGAAGGCGACACCCGAGCAGTCAGAGAGGTCAAAGAAGCCATGGCCAAAGCCACCAAGAAGCGCTCCAAACCTGTGGACAAGCCTGTGGATCAAAGCGCTCTCAATCACAACCCACAGGTTGTAAATGGAGAGGCCGTCCAATTACAACCCAATCACAACCTGGAGGTTGTAGATAACACAGAGAACACAGTATTATACAGTCTTAATAAAGATTCTTTTAAAGAGTTAAATACAGTTCTAAACAACCGAGAATTGCGCGAAGCTGGTATGACTGACCAGCAGGTCGCGACCAGCCTCGAGCACTTGCTGGCAGCCTACCGCGCCGAGGGACTGACGCCGAACCCTGACCGGCTGGCACCCGAGATCCTGCAACTGCATCGGGACACCAACCGATGACATGCCGTTTCCGCGAGCTGGATGGCACCTACAAGGCGCGATCAGGGGTATGGGTAGGCATGGGTAGCCACTCGACCTATCGAGCGCTTGCAGGGCGTTTAAATCGGTCTGTACTGAAAACCAAACGAACGTATGGATTCTGTACAGCGCCTGCCTGCTGGCGACCTGCCGGGTGGCGGCTGCGCGAGACCGACCCCTTGCCCCCCCGGTCCGGTCCTGGTCGGTGGGGACCTCCCCCAATTTTTCCCCCACTTTTCTTGGTGGGTTTCCAAAATGTCAGTAATCGCTGACAATTAACTGAAGGAGTTAGTGATGGCTTACGAGATGAGGCCTGGACAGGGCAGTCTGTTCCGCAATGAGAAGAAGACCACGGACAAGCACCCGAGCTTGAAGGGCAAGGTGATGTTGCCCAATGGGGAGGTGAGGTGGCTGTCGGCCTGGAGCAAGAAGACTGCTTCTGGTGACACCTGGCTGAGTCTGAGCGTGGGTGATCTGGTGCAACAGGCTGGTGGTGGGATGGTCTTGGATGATCACAACCAGGCCAAGGGCAACGGGTATGCGCCGCAGGGGGGTGACGATGACATCCCCTTCTAATCCTGAGCTGACCTTTGAAGAGTTCTGCCAGTTGCCTATGCGGTACTGCTTGGGTCTGGTCAGCGATGTGGGCGCTCGGCGGCTTTATCGCAATGACCAGATCGGCCTGCAAAAAGAGGTGATCACCAAGCGCAAGCGCAAGGGCGACATCTACTCTGGTTGGCGTGACGGCGAGGTGTATTACTTCCTCGACCGTGATCCCAAGGAGTATCGGACGCCCGATCAGGTCTATGTGGCTTACATGGAAAAGGTGTGTGCTGATGCCACGGCCTAAGTCACGCATCAGCGAGCAGATCCCCAGCCTGAAGAACTGGGGTGGTGTGCGCTCGATTGAGAGGCGCATGGAGCGGTCGGCGACCATCGTGCAAAACCGTGAGGCGGTGGCTTACACCCTGCTGTGCATGGCCAACACGAAGCTGACCGACATCATGAGTTGGGATGAGCAGGGCAATGTGACTGTGAAGCCGAGCTCTCAGATCCCTGAACACGCTTTGCAGGCGATCAAGTCGATCAAGGTCAACGAGAGGAAGGACAAGGACGGGGCGATCACCCGCACCTTGGACATTGAGCTTTATGACAAGGTGGGCGTGTTGCGACTGCTGGCCAAGGCCAGTGGCCTGTTGGACAACCCTGATGATGGGAACGACAAACCGAGTGTGATTGATGTGAATGTGGTGGCACCGCCGCCGAAGGAGTGAAGCATGAAGAAGTTTTTGGGACGGGTTTTATGCGGCCTGAGCTTTCATGAAGAGGCGATCAGGCAGACCTCTGGCGGCAAGATGCAGTTGTACTGCCGCCGATGCGGGAGGTTCATGTGAGCATTGAAGCAATGAAACAGGCGCGTGACTTCATCAGCAGATTGAAGTTTGCAGATGCAGAGCCAGAGCCAGAAATAGTTATGGCTGTGCTAGACCAAGCCATCGCAGAGGCAGAGAAGCAAGAGCCTGTGGCGTGGATGAATAAGCATGGGGCTTGTAAGACCAATTTGTTTAGGGAGGTTGAAGCAGGGGCTAAAGATGAATACACCATCCCCCTCTACACCCACCCACCCAAGCGTGAATGGCGGGGTCTGACGGATGAAGAGTTAGAGGAATTGCGCCGTTCAGATGATTTGTTTGAAGATGCGCCGATGTGGAGTCTGATTGCCAGAGCCATCGAAGCCAAACTCAAGGAGAAGAACAATGGCCAGGACTAAGGAACAGTCTGAGAAGACGGTCAACGGTCTGCGGTTCGACTTCTCCGAGTCGCCTGTGATCTATGACTTCTTTCAGAGCAATGCGTTCGTGCAGGGAGTGATGGGTCCAGTGGGTTCTGGAAAGTCTTACGGCTGTGCGGCCAAGATTTTCAAGAAGGCGATTCAGCAAAAGCCCTCGCCCATTGACAGCATCCGCTATACCCGCTGGGCGGTGGTGCGTAACAGCTACCCCATGCTCAAGACCACCACCATCAAGACCTGGCTGGATCTGTTCCCTGAGTCCACCTTCGGCCCGATGCTGTGGACGCCACCCATCACCCACCACATCCGACTGCCTGCCCGTGACGGTGCCGCTGGCATTGACTGCGAGGTCATCTTCCTGGCGCTGGACCAGCCCAAGGATGTGAGGAAACTGCTCTCGCTGGAGTTGACGGGTGCCTGGGTGAACGAGGCCCGCGAACTGCCCAAGGCCGTGATCGATGGCCTCACCCACCGTGTTGGCCGCTACCCGACCAAGCGCGATGGCGGCGCGACCTGGCACGGCATCTGGATGGACACCAACCCCATGGATGATGACCACTGGTGGCACAACATGGCCGAGAAGGAGCGCATGACGGGGCCTTATGCCTGGAAGTTCTGGAAGCAACCAGGGGGCATCATGGAAGCCAACCCCGATGAACTGCCCGACAACCCCGAGGCCAACGACCACATCTTCTCTGCAGGCAAGTGGTGGAAGCTCAACCCGCAGGCCGAGAACATCAACAACTTGCCCCCAGGTTATTACCAGCAAATGTTGCTGGGCAAGAACTTGGACTGGATCAGATGCTATGCGGGTGGCCTGTACACCTATGTGCAGGAGGGCAGGCCCGTGTGGCCAGAGTACGAAGACAGCACCATGTCTGGCGACACCGAGGTTGATCCCACGGTGCCGATCCAGATCGGTCTGGACTTTGGTCTGACGCCTGCGGCCACCATTGGCCAGCGACTGCCCAACGGGCGCTGGGTGATCCACAAGGAGATCGTGACCTTCGACATGGGTCTTGAGCGCTTTGGCCTGGAGCTGCTGGCGCTATTGAACCAGCACTATCCCAACCACCAGGTGCTGCTGTGGGGCGACCCTGCCGGAATGGCCAGGGACGCGATCTATGAGGTGACCAGCTTTGACTTCCTGCGAACGCTTGGCCTGCGTGCCCAGCCAACGGCCAGCAACGACTTCAAGGTTCGACGCGAAGCTGCAGCCGCGCCCATGCAGCGGTTGATCAACGGCAAGCCTGGCTTGATTGTGAACAGAGAATGCAAGCTCCTCCGCAAGTCCTTGGGGGGCGGCTATCACTTCAAGCGAGTATCGGTCGGATCTGGCCAGGAGCGCTTTAGGGATGCCCCCAATAAGAACGAACACTCACACATTGGCGACAGCTTTGGCTACCTGATGCTGGGCGGCGGCGAGTACAACCGCATGACCCGCACCCACCAACTCGGTGGCAAAGCGCCAGGCGTCGTGATCGCCAAAACAGATTTTGAGGTGATGTGATACCACGCAGGTATCAGACCTATTGCAATGTGTACAAACCCCAATAGAATCCTTTGCAATGAGTATTGATTTTGACCCGTGCGTGGTTCACCACTTTGCAGCTGGTGTGTATGCCAAGCAGATGAGTCTGCCTGCCAACCACTTCGCTGTGAAGCACTCGCACAGCTACGACCACATGAGCATCCTGGCGCAGGGCCGTGTGACCGTAGATGTTGATGGTGAATTGACCGATTACACGGCCCCGGCTTGCATCGTGATCAAAGCAGGAAGCAAGCACCGGATCGTGGCGCATGAGGATGCTGTCTGGTTCTGCATTCATGCAACCGATGAAACAGACCCGGATAAGGTTGATGAAGTTTTGATTAGGAGCTGATCATGCCACTTTGGATTGCAGGCGCGATTCTTGTCGGTAGTGCATACCAGGCAAGCGAGGCGCGTAAAACACGGCAGCAGGCCGAAGACCAGCAGCGCACCGCGCTCGCTCAACAGGCCTCCGACCAAGCCGCAATGCGCGCCGAACTAGCCAAGCAAACGCAGATTTACGCACAGCAGGCCACATCGCTTGAGACCCAGGCCAAGACCGCACGCGAGCAGTTCGACGCTGCCCAGCTGCAGTACAGCCAGAACAAGCTCGAGATGGAGCAAAAGGCCAAAGAGATCCAGGCCACCGCAGAAGAGGAGCGCCGAAAGGCTGCAGCTTCTGAGGCCTCCGCTCTCAAGGCCCGCACCCGTGGTGGACGCCGCTCGCTGCTCTCTGACGTGCGACCCAATGCGGAGCTCGGCATCGAATCACCCATGATGGGTAGCGGGATGAGGTTGCAGTAATGGCCACCCTGCCCCAATTCAAGCTGCAGCAGCTCGCCCGTCGATCTGGCGGCGGTATTGATCGGCTGGCAAGCCAGTACAAATCCAGCGTCGCAGCGCTCACCGACGAGTACCAAAAGGCCTTCAGCTCATACCGCGCTGGCGTTGAGCAACAGATGGCCCCCTTCCAAGAGGCTCTGGCCAAGTACCAGGCAACCGACGTGCCGGCCTACGAAGCAGCCAAGGCCAACTATCAAAAGCAGCTCGAAGCCTACGGGCAAGCGCTCAAGGATCTTGAGGCCGATCCTGTAATCCAGAGAACTGGCACCGTTCAATGGAAAGAGCCGCGATATGGTCTGTTTGGATTGGCTGGCTACAAAACAAAAAGCCAGGAAGTCACATATTACGAACCCAAACAAGTGCCCAAGTTCGAGGCCAAGATGCCTGAGTTGCCTGGCGCACCTCAAGCGCCAGAGATCGCGGCATTCAATCAAGAGCAATTCCAGCAAAAGCGCCAGCAGCTGAGTTCAGAGTTGAACCGCGAGCTGGGTGAGCGACGCGCCGCCAAGCTCGGTGCTGTATCCCGTCGCAGTTCGCGGTCTATGTTGCAAAGAGCATGAAATGGACAAGATGGAAAAAGTCATGCGCGAATACAAAGAGGGCAAGCTCAAGTCCAGCTCTGGCGACAAAGTCACTAGCCGCAAGCAAGCCATTGCCATTGGCCTGTCCGAGCAGCGCCGCGCACGCAAGCAAGGTCTGATGAAGGAGGCCAAGGCATGAAGATCGAGATCAGCATCGAGAAGAACGGCGAAGAGAAAAACGGCAAGATGAAAAAGCCGGAACTCACCGACGAGCAGAAGATGGCCATTGGCAAGAAGCTCAAAGCCAACGGTGTGCTCACGCGCATGGAACGCACCATGCTGTCTGCTTATTTGCTGGAGGAAGAAGATGATTAAAGGTGAAGCCATGAAAGAAGTCTGGGACAAACCGCGCCCAAAAAATCTTGGCGAATCCAAAGAGCTGACCTCGGCGCAAAAGGTCATGGCCATGCGTCGCGCCAAGAAAGCTGGCAGACCTTATCCCAACTTGATCGACAACATGGCCGCAGCGAGGGCCAAGAAGTGAGCAAGTACGAAGACCCAAAGGGTGGTCTGACCGAGGCCGGTCGGCGCAAGTTTGAGCGCTCTGGCGAGAGCAAGAACCTGCAGCCTGGTGTCAAAGACAAGAACCCGACGGGCCAGGCGCTGCGTCGCAAAGGATCGTTTTTGACCCGGTTCTACACCAACCTGAGCGGGCCGCTGGTCAATGACAAGGGGGAGCCGACCCGGCTTGCGCTTGCTGCAAACGCATGGGGCGAACCTGTGCCGCGCACCAGGGCCGCAGCAGCCAGGCTGGCAGCCAAAGGCAGAAACATGCTCGAGAAGTACGAGATGAAGAAGGACGATTGACATGGAATACAAGACGCCAGTTGGCGGGATGCGCCTAAAACCAGAAGACATCCTTAAACGACAGGAGCTCGCCCAACGCAAGAAGGACGAGTTCCAGCAGTTGTACCAGGATGCCTACGAGTTCGCCCTGCCCCAGCGCCAGCTCTATGGTGTGTGGGAAGGCGGCGCGACCGGTAGCAAGAAGATGCAACGGGTTTTTGACTCGACCGCTATCAACAGCACCCAGCGCTTTGCCAACCGTCTGCAGTCTGTGGTTTTCCCACCGCAGCGCAGATGGGCCAAGCTCGAAGCCGGCAACGACATCCCGTCAGATCGCCGCGCCACCACCCAGGCCGTGCTCGAGATCTACGCAGACAAGATGTTTACGGTGCTCAAGCAGAGCAACTTTGACATCGCCATGGGTGAGTTCTTGCTCGACCTTGCTGTGGGCACTGCCTGCATGATGGTACAGCCTGGTGATGATGTCGCCCCCATCAACTTCATCCCCGTGCCGCTCTTCCTGGTCAGTTACGAGGAAGGTGCAAACGGTCAGGTGGATAACGTCTACCGGCGCATGCGAATGAAGGGTGAAAGCATCCAGCGTCAATGGCCAGATGCCAAGATCCCCGAGGAGATGCAACGCCGCATTGAGCAAAAGCCGACCGATGACGTCGAGCTGCTTGAGGCCACCATCCATGACCACAAGCGCGGCGACTACTGCTACCACGTCATTGACAAGGTGTCCAAGCAGGAGATCGTCTACCGTCGCCGCAAGACCAGTCCTTGGGTGATCAGTCGCTACATGAAGGTGGCCGGCGAGATCTATGGTCGCGGCCCGCTGATGACGGCCCTGCCTGACATCAAGACGTTGAACAAAACCAAAGAGCTGCTGCTCAAGAACGCTTCTCTGGCTGTGGCTGGCGTCTATACCGCTGCAGACGATGGGGTTCTCAATCCCAACACTGTAAAGCTGGCACCTGGGGCGATCATCCCGGTCGCACGCAACGGTGGCCCCCAAGGCCCTGCACTTCAGGCCTTGCCCCGCTCTGGCGACTTCAACGTCAGCCAGCTGGTGATCAACGACCTGGTCGGCAACATCAAACGCATCTTGCTTGATGAATCACTGCCGCCCGACAACATGAGCGCCCGCTCGGCAACCGAGATCGTGGAGCGCATGAAGGAGCTCGCCCAGAACCTGGGTTCAGCCTTTGGCCGACTGATCAACGAAACCATGATCCCCGTGGTGGCAAAGATCCTCGAGGTCATGGACGAGCGCGGTCTGATCGACATGCCGCTGCGCGTCAACGGCCTTGAGGTCAAGGTGGTGCCCGTCGCACCGCTGGCCCAGGCGCAGAACATGGAAGAGATCAACGCGATCATGCAATACGCCCAGCTGCTGCCAAACTTTGGCACCGACGGGGCTGTGGCGCTCAAGAACGACGTGCTGGTTGACTACCTGGCCGACAAGCTCGGTGTGCCTGCAGCTGTGAGAAACAGCCGCGAAGAGCGTGCCGTGCTGATGGAAGAGATGCAAAACCAGCAGGCCATGGCCGCCATGGCGCAGGCCCAGGCCATGCAAATGCAAGCAGCGCCGGAACAAGGCGGCAGCAGCGACCAGAAACTGTTGGAGGCCATCAATGCGGGATGAAGTAGCACGCGCAGCTGCTTTGCGTGCGCTTGAGATCGCACGCGAAGCCAAGGCCATGAAGGCCGAAAAGGGTGAAAAGGGAGACCCTGGCGAGGTTCGTGTCTTGAACGTGCCTGTGCCTGGTGACCCTGGCCCTGTTGGCCCCAGAGGCCCTGTTGGCCCAATGGGCCCGCACGGCCCCCGTGGTTTTCAAGGTGAGCGTGGCGATCCTGGGCCTCAAGGGCTGCAGGGTGAAGTTGGCCCAGCTGGGCCTGCAGGTCAAGATGGTAAAGACGGATTGCCTGGTCTAAAGGGTGATCGCGGCCCGAAGGGTGAAAAAGGCGACAAAGGTGATCTCGGCCCCATGCCCAAGCATGAGCGCAAGGGGCTCATGTTCCGCTTTGAGAAGGCCCCTGGTGAATGGGGCGACTGGATCATCGTGCCCACGGGCGGCGGCGGTGGCCGCGATGACAAGCTCTTCGATCTGCAGAAGCAACTGGTTGAGATCGGCAACCTGATCAAGACCCAGAGTGCTAACAGCGGCAAAGTCATCGGCACTGATGGTTCGACCCTGCAGTGGGTGACTGGTGGTACGGGCGGTGGTGGCAACACCGTGCTGAGTGGCTCTGGCGCACCGAGCGCTGGCACTGGTGTGGATGGCGACTTCTACATTGACACCGCGACCTATGACATCTACGGGCCCAAGACTGCTGGCGCGTGGGGATCGGCTACCTCGCTGGTCGGCCCACAAGGCCCAACGGGGGCGACTGGTGCAACGGGAGCAACCGGGGCAACAGGAGCCACTGGCCCTGCAGGCCCTGGTGTTCCTACGGGCGGCACCACCAGCCAGGTGCTGGCGAAGGCGAGCAACACCAACTATGACACCGCATGGACAACAA